AGATTTTAGAGCGTCCATCATGAGAGCAACTTGATAAGCGGGGATGTCATCCTCTAGCTTCAAGAATCCTGCCCATACGCGGCCAATGGCGGTGAACTCGATATATGGATCGCCATACTCGCCCAACCGCTCCTCTAGGATTTCCTTTACTCGGTTGGACATTTGCACTTTCCATTTCTGTGGTTAGTGAAAGTGGCCTCTGCAATTTGATAACCCTCAGAGCGAAGCGCAGCTACAAGAGTCGTAGTTGGTAGGCCTTTGAGAATAGAGTCCTGCAGGATTTTTCTATCTGACTCCGGCAGCATATCCATAATGATTTGCAGAGTGCATTTGTTTTGAGATTTAACGAGATGCTTTTCAATAGAATCGGCAAGTGCCATAGGTGTGCCTCCCTTTCAGGGAGAAGACTACCGAGAATCTTGCCGAGAAGCGTTTAGACACGCCTCCGCGCCCGACCGCATATTTTGTAGCTACATTGTGGCTACAGGGTTATTTGACAATCCCGCTGTTTATCTGGATGACCCTCTTTACATCCGTGCCTTCTGGTTTGTAAGGGTCTTGGGGGATGGCGATGGGCTTCAACGCAGAACCGCCGTCATCCATGTTGGCTAAATACGGCGTTTGGATGTGGGAATCAGGGGTGACATTAGGGCTGGCTGCGGGGTTATGGGAGACCAAGCCGCCAGTGATAAAGCCAACGAGGACATAGCTCAGGTGCGCTGTATCGTGCTGGAAGCCTGTGGCCGCCCATGTGCTAAACGCCCCCGTGATAGCAATCATCAACTGTTTGGCATCAAATAGGTGGAGTTTCATGTGTCTCACAGCGATCCCTTTAGCTTGTCATAAACAATCTGCGGCAAAGCGCCCGTGACTTTGATTCCCTGCTTGGCTTCGTATTTTACTAGAGCGTCCTGTGTCTGCGTGTTCATTATGCCCGTTGCATATTGGGTGGGCAGAAGCCCAGCCTTTAGCAGAGCCTTTTCCACGGTCATGACTGCATCGCTTTTCTGGCCCAGATTGAAGGCTGTTGGGTCTGCGGGAAACGGGGGAGCGACAAAGACTGTGGCGGGCTTGGCTGGCGTTGAAGCTGTTGTCAGTATCCCGCTGTGAGCCACGCCTGTTGCGCCAGCAATAGCTGTGCCTGTGCCGCCTACGACAGCTGTGGCTTTTTTGCTCGTCATGCCTTTAGAAACAGGTTTGAGCGCCACGGGATATTGGGGCCGAACAATCGCAGCAATAAAGAGATACGGCCGATGAACGCGAAAACAGCCGCTTTCATGGATGGAGTCGTTGGGGTTTCCTGTGTTAAATCCGATGGTCGTGATTCCATCAGGCGATGCCGCTTCTAATATCTCGACATGATCCACAACGCCATCGCTGTTCCAGTCATAGAAAACTAAATCGCCGGGCTGCCCTTGATACTTATTTACAACGAGGCCTTGGCGCTGAAACCATGGGAGAGCTGCGGGGTTATAGGCGAATCCTTTAGGAGTTTGTGCAGCGATGAGATTAGAGAGCCCGACTTGCGCGAAACACCACGAAACTCCCATGGCGCAATACGGCGCGTTAGGGATTCCATACCAAATCCCGTATGGATTTTCTTCTTCTGCCCCAGCGTGAAACCCAATCTGGCTGCGCGCCACATTGAGAACATCAAGGCCGGTGGACATTTTTTCTCCTAAAAGTCAGAAACCCCGCCCACGAGAGACGGGGTCTGACCTAATTTTACTACTTAGCAGTATCGGCCTTTACAACCTTGTCAGCTTCTGCGATAGCAGCATTGACAGCTGGCGCAACGATTGAAGATGGAGCGCCAGTCAAAGCTGAAACTTGATTGACAAGAGACTTAGGGTTGATTTTTGCCAAAACAGGAACGAGCAAGCCGCCAACAAGACCGCCGATGACTACAGCCTTCACGCTGCGGTGGCCTGTCTGGAAAGTTGCGTATCCGGCGGCAATGATGCCGTAGCCGTAATGCTCCAACAGAGCCTTTTGAGTTGTTGAAACTTTAATCTTTAGTGCCATTTTTATCCTTCTTTCCGATGAGGTTGCGAACATACTTTTCAGCCTCGAAATCACTCGCGGTGGCGTGATGAATGCCCCCGACCCCTCGGTGGTGTTTTTCGCAGAGCCATAGCAGGTTCTCCGCTGATTCTATCCACTTTCCTACTTCATCGGGATTAGAGACTCCGGGGTAATCGGCTTCTAGCCATTTGAGATCCACGCCGTTTTGCAAGCTGAATTCAATGTGTGCGTGATGAAGCTCTAGTCCTCCAGCGCAATCAGAGAAATCGGCTCGATGGCTTCCGACTGAGCATTGAGCCGTATCTTTTGTGGCGTTGCGGTAAGCGTTAAAATCTTTGTAATTCGGGTCGCTTTCGCGCGGCTCGTGCGGTGGGTAATGAACAATGTAACTGTTCGTAACCACTTGGTCATGTGCATCCATCAAATTTCCAACTTGGTCTTAATAACTGCCTGATTTATCTGCAACTCATGCAGTGCGGCATCTTGTCGGTTCAGCTGGTCTTTCATAGACCCGCCGCCGTTTTCGTATAGCTGGTATTCAATGCGCGATAAGCGCTTATCCATTTTCTTAAAATTACGGTTTAGCCAAAACAAAGGTGCGCCGATTATTACCAGACTTTCCAAGATAGCCCAGATTGCGTTACTAACGGTCGAGGCGTTGTTCCAAAATACCATAGTTGCACCTTACGGATGAGTTGTTATGTCCAGTTGATTGTTCTAATTGTACCGTTTTTATCTACGGTCTTTAGAATGTTAGAAGTTGTATTAAGCCAGATGTCACCGATGCGAGGGTTCGTTGGATCAGCGGTCACGCTAGGCGCGGTGAACCGTTGTGCTGTTTCTAACTTACGCAGGCGTGCTTTTAAGTCCTCAATAATTTCGCGGATGTCAGGTGCGTGGTTGATGTATCCCATTAGTAAGTTCCTGTCGTGAGGGTCAGCGTAATTCTTTCAGGGCCATCCTCGCCGGGCGCAACGGATAGTCCGATAATGCGGAAGATGGCATCGTAGCCTGACGGGAAGAACGCGTCAGTGATGCGAACGCGAACCTCATCTCCCACTTCATAAGTGCCGAATGTTGGATTTACATACGGAGGAGCAACAACTTTGAGGGTAATCGGAGGATAAGAAACGGCGTTGATTTGGCCCGTGGCAAGGCCCGAGAGAACGGTGGGGTCGGTAATGTCAGAATAGTTGGCCTGATCCTCCAGCAACGCCCAGCCAGAGGAGAGCTTGGAAGCGCTGTTGGCGATGCTGATGAGCTTGCCTTCGTTTGAGCCAGCGCCTAGCGCGTAGATTTGATTGACGGCCTTTGAGCCATCTTCAAGATATGTGTACTCTGAAATGTTGCCGCCCAGCTCGAACACGGGAGCATTAGGGTTTGTCGCGCTATACATAACACCTGAGCGCGGATAGTAAGTATTAAAGGATTTTGCAGGGTTGCCGCCGCCGTCATAATAGACAGAAATCTCAAAGTCGAAACCATTTGTTTGTTTAGATAAATCTGAAACGGCGTTGAAAACTGTCTTTACTTCGTAGTTGTAATAAACCCGAGACAGCGTGATACCCGATGTGCTAGTTGAGAGCGGGTCTTGGTTATAGAGCAGGCCGATGTTTCCAGACGGCGCGCTCTGTGCGTTAGAGATGAGCGATTGCGCGATTTGCAGCTGGTCAATTCCTGTGTACGCCAATGCGCCGTATGCCGTGCCCGAGCCTGTTGTGATGCGCCGGCGCTCAAAATAGGAAAGAAACTCGCGGGCCGTGAGCTTGATGCTCTGGTCTGTTGAGCCATACTCGCGCTGCCATAGAACGCCGCCCCAGACCAAGATGCCGTTGCGATCCACATAAATCGCCGTGCGGCCCGGAATCGAGCCGTTGAGGACATTCAGCCCAGCGGTATTCACGCCAGAGACCAGCAAGTGCGCCGTCATTGTGCCCGCGGCGTTTAATTGCTGACCGAAATTGACCCCCGTTAGCGGAAGCTCAGCTAAAACCTGATTGGTGACTAGATCCGCTAAAAGGTAACGATACGAGGTGGCCATTGCCCTAGCCTACTAGAGCGGCGACCTCATCAGCCGTTAGACCGAGAGCCGTTAGCTTAGCCTGAGCCGAAGCCTTAGCTTTAGCGATAGCGGCGTCAGCGTCAGCCTTAGCCTTAGCGTCTGCCTCAGCTTGTGCGGCGGCGGCTTTAGCGGCGGCAATTTCTTCGTCGGTTTGAGGACGAGTAGTAACTTCGCCTGTCTCGCAGTTTACTTCGATTACATCTGCCATGATTGCTCCTTAGTTATGACTTAGAAATACCGTAAAGGTATGCCGTTGAATATTGTTGAAGATTGGCGCCAGATAAAATTGTTAATGAGGTAATTGCTGCCGTAAATCCAGAACAATAGCTAGAAGAAATACCTGTATAGTTTGCGGTTGTTCCACTATTTTCTGTTACAAAATCACCAGATAAAATTTTTTGCGTACTTCCCGTGTAATTAGGAATATAAATATCTGCGTTTCCAAATATACCGCTAGTCATTCCATTAGTAGAAGTATATTGAGAATAAGAAGCAGTATCATTAGAATCAGCTTGGCTTTGAACTGAACTTCCGTTATAAGTTACAAGGTTTAAGCCGTAATAACCAGTTGTTGTAGAATTTAATTGTATTCCGAGGTTCGCTTGGCTACCAGAGTTACCGCTACGAACAGAAATTTTTAATAATAAATCTGTATATGTTTGCGGAATAGAAGAAAAAACAAAATTAGATACGCTACCCGAATTAGCATTAGCTGATGCTATAAGTGTTGGACCAAGTGACATATTTATGCCGCCGCAATTCCGTAGAGGGTAAAAGTTGAATTTGCGCCAAGATTTCCGCCGCTAATTGAAATGTTAATAGTGTTTATAGCTGAAGCGCTATGCCATGAACCAGTTAAGGCTAAACTTTGCGTAGCGGTCGGTTCGTCGTTTCTAGAAAGAATACTTTTATAGGTTGTCGTATTTGAATAATTCATTATATTCATTCTAAACATTGAAAAATTGCTAGTAGTCGAAGAGTAGTCGGCATAAATAACGGTTGCGTTAGTTGCTCTACCCGAAGCGGCTGATGATCCGGTACCGTACATATATGTAGCACTATAATTAGTACCCGTATCAGAATTAAATTGCACTAATGTATTCTGATTAGTTGTCGTATGTAAAACAGAAGCTACTAATAGTAAATCCGTATAACTTTGCGGAATCGAAGTAAATGAATATGTCGCCGCGTTACTTGCGAGTATTGTTGTTGCGATCGGTACATAAGTTTGTGCGCTGGCCATATTATTTCACCCCGTAAAGTGCAAATTGAGAATACTGAGTAATTGTTGTGCTACCACTGTTAATTGTAAAGTTAATAGCATTTACGGCAGTAGAAGAATTTAACCAAGAGCCGCTAAAAAACTCAACCTTACCCGAACCGTTCATATCTTCGCCAAAAAAGTGACGGATAGTTTTATTTTTATTTGTGCTCGCGTAATCTAAAATATCCATTATTCCAGCGGTATAAATACCGCCTATTGTTCCGTCAACATAAGTTTCGCCCCAGTTACCTGATGTAAGTCCGGTTCCATTACCACCAGCCGCGGTACTAGAACCGTCTCCAACTAAATAGTGCCAAGTATAGTTTGTTCCAGAATCGCTATTAAATCTCCATGGCGCGCCGCCTATGCCTGTCGAACCAGAACCTTTAACAATATAACGAATCTGCAAATGAGTATAAGTGCTTGGGATAGAAGAAAAGTTAATTGCGCTTGCCCCACCTGAACCAACCGTTACGGTTTGA